TTCACTATTAGGGCTATTGCCCATCAAGAAATATGCACTAGCATTTAATCGAGCTATAGCATTTAAATGCTTAAAATATTGAGTTACAACTATAATAGATAATTTACCCTCTACTTCTCCATTACCAATATGTCGATATTTTGTTATTAAAGAAGTTATTTTATCTACTTTACCAGAACGTTTAAATTGTACCGATCCGATTATATCCTCAAAAACTACTAAATATTTATTATCTGTTTCATCATTTTCTATCATGTCTATAATCTCATCTAATAAATCCTCTGAATAATCAGAAAAAACAAAATCAAATTCAGTTAAAGCTGGTTTAGTCATCTTATCATTATAAGCTGTAGAAGAGATTAATATTTTTACATCAAATAAATCTCTATACTTAAATTTTTGGTTTAAACATAAATTCATCCATAATAAAGATTTACCAGCTCGAACCGATCCTATAATAGTAATAAAAAATGGTACTTGCGGTAATGGATATACATCTACTTCTCCAGCCGTTTCAGCATCAAAATTTTTTAAAGGTAAAACTTTTAGATTATTCATATTATTATTATATAATATTTTATTATTAAAGTTTATTCTTCTTCTATATCATCACCTTTATATTTTTTCATTATATCTAATAAAGATGATTCTAATTTAGTATCATCTAAAATATCTTCTTCTGGTATAGATTCTAGTTCTTCTTTAACTAAATCATAATCTTCTATTGTTTCGGTTTTGCATAACCATTTAGATTTTAAATCATCAAATTTACTTAATTTTTCTGCTTGTTCTTTTTTTTGTTTATTTAATATTAATTTTTCTCTATGTGACATAGCTTCTTGATTTAATTTTTTATTTTGTTTCTTATTAACTTTATTTTGTTTTTTTATTTGTTTATTTTCTTTTACTGCTTTTTTTTCTTTTTTTAATAATCCTTTTTCTTCTTGTTCTTTTTTTAATGCTTCTCTCTTTTCTTTCATTTTAGCTCTCCCTTTTGCTAGATTATCTAATTGTTTCTGTGTTAGTACTCTTTTCTTTTTAACAACTGGTTTAACTTCTATATTATCAAATAATTCTACTACTTCGTTTGCACTCATTATATAATTATTATATATAAAATAATAATAATATTATTACTTTGTATATAAATAAACTTTTGTTTTAATCAAAAACGACAATAAAAGGATTTTTATTATTATGTTCTCTATAACTAATATCCTTTTTTATCGTAATCGTTTTTGCTTCTCTTCTAGATAATTGTTTATAGTCTTGTATTAATTTACCATAATTTAATAGAAAATTAATATGTTTTTTAGTAAGAAAATGATTATTAATATTTCGTAATTGTATATTTGCTCCACAGATACAATTAAATCTTTCGTGCATTAATATAAGAGAATAAATTAAAATTATAAATCTACCTTATCATAGGTTATCGGTATTTGCGTATAAGCTGGTTTTCGTATTTTATAAGCTTTGTACTGATTTTTATATTTATAACATGTATTATTTTCATCATTTAACATATTGTATAATGATCCTTTTTTTATAAATAATTCATTATAAACATCAGATGACTCCTTAAAATAAAAATTTTTATCTATTATAATATCTTTTATAAGATATTTATAAAATCGGTCTGTATGTCCTCGAGGCATTATATATTAATATTATATAGTATTTTTAAGTATTTTAAACTAATAAAATATTAATCGGAGATATTGCTTTGCTTATCGGAGATTGCCTTCGGCTTATTAGTCATCTAGAAAATCAGTTATTGCATTTAATTTAATCCCTAAAAATACACCTTTACAATTTTTATATTTCTTTTCTTTATTGTATTTATAACCTTTAGATTTTAATTTACTCAATATCTCTCTCCAAGATAATTTTACACTTTTTTTAAATATCTCCTCCATTTCTTTTTTATTAACCATATCTTTATCATCATTAGTGATGATAAAATAAGTATCTAATATATTTTGCATATCATCGTATTCATTCCCTATATTTTCAAAGGCATTTGCATTAACTGAAGGTACTTTAAAATCCTTGTTATAATGAGATAATAAAAGTTGTAAATATGCGTTTTTATATGATTCATTATCAAACCGTTTTTCATATTCATCTATTCGTTTATATGTATGAGTTTTATAATTATCTTCTACATCTAAACGAAATTTACTGTTATAAAATTGCACTAAACCTCTTCTCAAAATACCTCCATCTATTTCAGCATTAAAATCCTTATTACTACAAGTTGTTAATTTGGCTTGTATAGAATGACTTTCTGAAGTACCGTACATAATTTCACAATTAATTTTAGAACCATCTACGAAATCTTTAATAAAATTTATATCTAGTGCATCTTGTCTTAATTCTTCACAATAACTAAATCTAATAGGATTTTTAATCAGATGTATTAATTGTTTATGTTTCTTATCATTTTTCTCATTAAAAGTTTTATTATCTAATTTAAATGAATAGATATCAAATATTTTGTCATGTATTTTAAATTCAGTCGATTTACCATTTCCAGCACTATATCCAATATTCATTTTAAATCTCTGTTTACAACACGAACCACTTAAACAATAAGCCATCCATTGTAAACTAAATTTCTTTTGTTCTTCATCTGGTTGTAATTTAGAATAAAAATTATCTATTTCATCATAAATATCTTTATCTACTGCTGGAGTATAATTCCAATCTAAATATTTAGTTATATAATCTGATTGATTTCTTTTTCTAAATATTTTATTATCTAATTCATAAACTCCATTTTTAAAATGTAAATTATATAGTTGTTTTTCACATAAATCAAATTTGACATTTTTATCTAAATATGCTAAATCTTGTAATACCAATGCAGTAATGTTATTTAATTTATTATTCGATGATGCACTATCAAGAATATTATTAATTGATTTCTTTTTAGATTGTAATAGAGATAATCTATCTTCATCTAAACAAGAAAGCATTTCTTTATTATTTTCAGTATCTAAATGTATCGCAAAGTTTCTTAGACTCATTCTAATTAGTTTTTTTAATTGTTGATTTTTCTTGTCATCTTTTATCCAATTCTTTTTATAAATGAATAATTCTTCATTCGTATAAATTAAATTCTCATTTTGTAAATTAATAAAAATAGAAGAAAGATTATCATCACTATCAGATAAAGATTTATTTAGTTGTAATAATCTATATTTATATGGATCGTATTTATTTGCATAAAAATAAAGTGTACCTATTGTATTTTTATCTTCTGAATAATCCCATACATGATTAAAATGTTTGTCTGTGTGTCTATCTGATTTTTTACACCATTCTAAACACATATTATAGTTATTAACATTATCATTCTTCAAAGAACATACAATTTTAAACCAAGTATCATAATCTATATCATTAGGTATTAAATCTAAATAAGGAGATAATTTATTTCTTATTTCTATACCAGAATCTATAGAATTAGCATCTATCGAAGCTATTGATTCTTTCTTAGCAATATTTAAAAAATTAGATAAAGTCTTTTTCTTCTTTTCTATTATAGCTGGATAATCATTAAAAGTAGGGAGTACTTCAGTATAGTTTTCTATTTTAGAATCAATCCACTCAAATACATTAGTATAGATTAAATCCAATCCTTCTTTAAATTTTGTTTTAGTAGTATTTTTATCTTCTTTGTGTTTTAATCTCCACAAATGAGGTAGCTTTTTTCTAGTAGAAGTAGATTGATTAGAATCACCATATTCTTCTAAATATTGATTTACTAATATTTCATTAGCTATATCTTTTTCATTATCCCAAGCATCAATATCAACTATCATAAATTTAGTATTTGTTAAGTTAATATTAAGTGCATTACAAGTTTTTTTATCATAAAAATCATTATTAAATTTCATACATTTTTTATAATCCCATGAAGTCCATTTTTCATCTTCATCTTTAAATAAATGTTTATATTTAGCCGACTTATAAGATGGATTACCATTAATAACTTTTTCATTAATCCATTCATTACCTTTTCTTTTTACCTTTTTAATCTTAAGTCCTATAGTTAAATATGGTATTTTATGCATATCACAGAATTCTTTAGTTTTAATCATTTTTATATATATCTATATAATTTAATTTTTAAGTATTTATAAACGAATAAAATTATTAAAGTTAAATAAAGTATTATCTGAAAATCCCTAAGTCCCCTCAGAATTGATTTTCGAAAAGTTAGTCTACAAGGTTCTACATAAGACTAAATTTTGAAAATCTCAATCTGAGGGACTTAGGGATTTCTCAACGAATAAAAATATTAAAGTAAATAAAATATATCTGAAAGTCCCTAACTTTTTAAAAAGTCCCTCAGATCGAACAATTCGAAAAGTTAGTCTACAAGCTTCTACATGAGACTAAATTTTGAAAATTTCAATCTGAGGGACTTTTCAAAAAGTTAGGGACTTTGCCTTAGATAATATTAAACTAAATAGATTTATTAAGATTATATAAAGTAACAGTACCATTAAACATTATAGATGAAAATGCAAGACGGATATTTAGAAAAACTAATAAATGAAGATATAAAAAAAGAAAAAGAAAGTAATGAAGATTTAGAAAAACTAATAAATGAAGATATAAAAA